TGTGCAGCGTAATTTGAACAGTGAGTCAAATATAAATTGTGGTTCTATTGCGACTGCTAGTGTGCGTTGTACGTTGTCTTTGCCTTGTTGTATCCATGCTTGGCCTAGAACGGGTAATTGGCTGTATTCTTGGGCGTAATGCCAAGATTCTAGGGATGTGGTTGCGTTAGAGCGAAAGCGTCCGGTTACGGAGCTTGGTTTGTAGCGATACTCTGCGTATCTTTCCTGGAAGCCGAATACTTTTTCGTCGTTGGCTGAGCCATCGGCGTATATTTCTTTGTTGAGTACGGCTTGTTCGCCTATAGTTGAGAGTGTTGGCCAGTAGTAGTCGTAGATAGTGTTACGGCTGAACATTCTGTTAAGGCCTTGTTGGTATGTTAGGTCTGTGCGGACTGACACTACTCCCATGAGGATTGAGTGTTCGGTGAATGATTTTGTAAATGAGTGTCCGGTTAGTACAGATGTACCTATGGCTGATAGGTTACCCTGTGGTGAAGTTGAGTCAGTGGCTGATGTTTGTGCGACCGGTGAGATGTTGACGGGTGAGCTTCCTCCCCCGCAATACTCAGGTCTTTGCAAGCGAGCGTCAGGAGATGTGACGTTAAAGTGTCCTTTTATTACTTCGATGTAGCGTGAGCCAGAGCGCGCTTGTTTTTCTAAGAATTTTTGTGTTGCGAATGCTAATCTTAGTTGATTAATTGTTGCTGATGTTGCATTTGTTAAATCAGCGTATAAGGGATCTCCAGCTGGAGTTGAACTAGAGCCATATAAATAGTTTGCATTTGTTCCAAGGTCATATAGACCATCGGTAAATTGTACTTGGAATTGACCTGTGCTACCGCTATCGGTCATTGGAGCATTTACTGCCACAGGAGCTGAAACTCCTAGTGGTAGTGTTACGTCTGCGCCTTTTTGTGGCCAAGGTAATGCTGATGTGAAATAGTCGTGGCGTTTGCCTCTGTTTAAGACTAATTGGTTTGTTGTTGTGTCTGCGCCTGATGCGGTCGAGACTACTGCGAATTTTTGTAAGTTTTCATCTCGGAACCAGTCGTTCCAGATGAGATTGTATGCACGGTGCCATAGTGCGGAGAATTGAATTCCCGCTTGTTTTGTTGGTATTCCGAAGTAATCGGATAGTGTGCCTTCTAGTTCACCACCACCAGGTGCAGTTATTGTTGGTGGTACTGGTGTTGCGACTGTAAAGTCGGGTGTTTCATCTAGGCGAGCTGTGCCTGATGCTGTGTAATTTTTTGTTTCTCCCATAAATTCTTCAAAGTCGTCCCATACAAGTCTGATGGGTACGCTGAAGAAATGGGAATCCATGAATGCGTTGTCCATGGTTGGGTGTATTGGTGTTGCTAATCTGGCGAATGCTGTCATGTTGCAGCTAAATGTGTCGCCAGGTAGAGCTTCATCGACGTATACGGGGATGAGTTCCCCGGCGTCGAATGTTGTTTTGAGTCCGTGTGATCTATCGAATGTAGATCTTTGTATGTCTGCGTGTGGTACTTCGGAAAACTGGTGTTGGCTGGCGGAGCCTATACGCGTGTTTCCTTTGTGTGGATTGTTCATATAAACTCCGTTTATTGTTAAGATTTAATAGATTGTACTATATGTTCGTGTGCGCCGGCAAGTTTTTTTGGGTCGTGTGTTTTGAATATGCCGGTTGTTGTTTCAAATGAGCCTAAAGACCAGAGTGAATAATCCTCTGGGTTCTTGGCTATTTGTGTGTCGTCGTTTGCCATATTGGCAAATTGGCGTAGTGCCATTGCGTCGTTTTCCATTGAGTATGGGTGGTGGTATGCTTCGTGTACGTTGTCGAAGATTGTGTATTGATTGAGTTTCATAGTTTTCCTCTTTTGTATAAGCTCATACGAGCTTGGTGGTTGCGCTTCGCTTGTGCTAGCGCTTGTGGTGTCCTAAGATATTTAGTTTTTTCCATATCTTTAAGACGATTTTTTTTTATTTTTTCCATTATTAATGGATATTTTTCTTTGAATTTTTTATCATAGTATGATGTAGGCCGCATTTCTTTGCCGTTAATATGTAATGTGTCTGATGGGTATAAGTCTTTGTAGTATTGGGTGAACCAGTCCCCGGCTATGCCCGGGTTCCGGCTCATGGTTGCGTATTCTTGTTGCCGTTGGCCAAAGTATTGGCCGGTTTCTGGATCTACTATTTGGTAGTGTTCGTCTTTTTGTTTACCGTTTATTTTTTTTTGTACGTAGCCAGCTACGTAACTTGCGGTTGTAAAGTTTACGTCTCCTATAGAGACTAGGCCTTTGCCCCATATTTTTTCTAGTGTTGGGGATGTTGTGAGGCCTTTTTTTCCGGGTACGGATATTCTGTCGTTAAAGTTGCAATTGTATATTATTGCGTGGTAGTGGGGCCGGAGTGAGTTTTTTTCTCCGTATTCCCCACAGTGAAAGTATCTTATTTTGTTATATTTATTTGCTTTTTTGTGTTTTCTAAGACGTTTCATAAAGTCTTGAAAGTGTTTTTTAACCAGGGTGCTGTATTGAGGGAGATGTTCTGGATTGTATGTGAGAGTGATGAATATATTGTTTAGATGTAGGGAAGCTTCGTGTATACAACGAATTGCCCATTGTCTTTGATTTTCTTGTCTGCAACCAGTGCACTGTTTGCATGATACAGTTAGTTTTATTCCGTGAGAATCTCGGTGATTCCACGTGATTCCGCCACCTATTTTATGGTAGGCGGTTATGGGATGAAAGCATGGCATAGTATGTTTCCTCGTTTATTTATAGGCGGATTCCGCCTCTTAGTGGTTTAGTTCCGCGCATAGAATTTTTGCGGTTTGTTTTTGAAGCTGTTCTTGAAAATAGCTTTTTGGATTTTGAATAATTCATTTTTTTTGGTCTTCTCATTGTTATTACTCCTTTTGTTTTTCTGGTTATTTTTACTCTTTCCACCTAAAGGTGTCAGTCGTTACAGTTGTATCAAGTAGCAACTGTTTCTGACGCGCCGGTATCCGGCTTGTCGGACGGGATAATTTCCGGGGAAATTTTCCCATCTTGTTCTTGTAGAGCTGGGTCTAAAGACCTTTTTGGGGCGTTAGCTAAGCCCATTTCTACTAATGCGTCCATATTTTTTGGATCTTCTGCGAAGTGTAGGAATTTGAAGGGTTTGTTATCGAATTGTGCCTTGACAGGGTCTGGCAATTCTTCGAATAACGTTTTTGCGTTTGCAAGTTGGTTTTGTACTTCTTGGAAGTCGTGTTCGGAGACGTCTCCGTATTGTGGATCTTTATTAGTAGAGGTTGGTAGTATTCCTGTTTCCATGAATTGTGCGAGTATTTTATTTATATCGCATGTATCAGCGTGATGTTGTTCGGTGAGACCGTCATCGCTGTATTTTTCTGAGTAGTTTTCGTTGCCTAAGTTGTAGGCTGAACGAAATTTTAGTTTTTTAGTAGTCATATTCAGTCCCTGATTTGCCTACTTTGAATATTTTACCGGTCGAAGGATCGCGGTAAGTGTAAGCGGTTATTTTTTTAGCTTGTTTAGGTATATCTTCTATAGATAATACCTTTATTGTGTCGTTGTCTGCGACATGTGTACGTGAGTTATTCACGGTTAGTTTTTTTTTTCTGCATCTAGTGCAGTTGTTATGTTTTTTTCATCGCCGGGTTCGAAGCCGAGCTTTTGCATAATATCTACTAGGAATTCTCCTAGTTGTGCAGCAGGGCTTACTACACCGGCTTTTTTATTGGTTAAATTAGTTTGAGCCATTGTGTTGGCGATTGTTGCAGCGGTTCCCAAATTACCTAAAGCTGCTTGTGCTTTATTAAATTGTGGTGCCATTGCACCGGCTGGTGTGCTGGCTTCTTTTGAGCCAGCTAGTATAGGATTTATTCCGGCCTTTTTGAGGTCTGCCATTCGGCGTTGTACGGCCGTGTTGGACATACGTTCTTGGTAGTCCATTTGTTTTTGTGCTTGTTGGGCGGATGCGACATTTTGGTCTTTTGCGCCTTTGTATCCGAATAGGCCAGAGGCAGCTCCACCTAGAGCTGCGCCTATTCCGGGTGTGAGCCAGTTAAACATTAGAAGTGTGTGCCTCCGGGTACGGAGTTTACAGGCATTGGTCGTGTGCAGCGTAATTTGAACAGTGAGTCAAATATAAATTGTGGTTCTATTGCGACTGCTAGTGTGCGTTGTACGTTGTCTTTGCCTTGTTGTATCCATGCTTGGCCTAGAACGGGTAATTGGCTGTAT